GACCAAATACGGCAAGGCGCTCGCCATGCTCGTCGGCAAGTACTCCGGCAAGTTCACCGAGGAGATCAGGCTCGACGCTACGGCTGCCGAGTACCTGCAATACCTTGAACCCGCCTGCGGCCAGACCATCCTCGTCGGCGTGGAGTGCGAAGCCAATGGCGAGTACAACGGACGCCCCCAGTACAAGTACAAGATGACCTACCCCAAGGGCTCCCAGAAGCCGACCGTGCCTGACGCCCTCCCCCCTGAAGGCGTTAACTTCTAAGGCCGTGACCTCCGCACCCGCCCCGATGGCCGCCCCGACTCTCGTCCTAATCTCGGGGTTTGCCCGGGCAGGGAAAGACACGCTGGCCTCGGGCCTGCTCGAGTGGTCGACCCGCCCCGCCGAGCACATCAACTTTGCCGACGCCCTAAAGGAGGCCGGCAATCACTTCATGGACTACCTCGGGCTCGAAGGCAACTTCATGGCCGAGGACTTTAAGTGCGAGAACCGTGACGCCCTGGTTGCGATGGGTATGTTCGCACGGCGCCTCGACAAGGACGTCTTCGCCCGACACTTCGCCAACTGGTGCCCCATCATGAAGCACCACGATCAGGTTGCCCCGGAGACCGTGGTATGCTCCGACTGGCGCTACATCAACGAGCTGCGCGTCTGTCAGGATATCCTCTGGGAGAAGGGCTGGAAGGTTCGCACCGTCTACGTCTCGACCGCTGGAGTCGGCCCGGCCAACGATGAAGAGCTCGACAGTATCGCCGAGATACGCGCCTCGCACTCCTTCGACCAGGAGTACATCTTCAAGCCGAACGCCCGTCAGCAAATCATGTCCGAAGGACGCATCCTCGCAAAGTCATGGAGGCTCTAACCCTCGAGACGGTGGCGTGGGCTCGCAAGGTCGGCCTGTCCCCTGATCGCGTCGCCTTCCTGTTGGCCTGCCCCAAGTTCACTGTGAGCAAGGGACACCGCAAGTCCGACCGCGTCATCACCGACAACCCGAACCACCACCTCCAACGCCTGGGCGACTGCTACTGGTTTCGCCTGCGTCGTCGCGGTACGGACATCGTCGAGAACATCGGCCACGACCTCCTGACCGCCCGCAAGCGCCGTGACGAGATGCTCGCGGCCTTCGACTCCGGCCAGCCCATCCCTCACCTAAACCGCAAATGAGCACACCCATCCGTTTCGTGGCCTTCGGTGATAACCACGGCGACATGGCTGACGATGAGGCCACCGACGCCCTCTGCGAGTTCATCAAGGACTACAAGCCGACCGTCCGCGTCCACCTCGGCGACTGCTTCGACTTCCGATCGCTTCGCCGTGGCGTTGGCAACGACGCTGAAGGTGCTGAGTCCCTTATGGCCGACATCCAGGGCGGCGAGGACTTCCTCTCACGCACCAAGCCCACCGTCTACCTTATGGGCAATCACGAACACCGGGTCGTAGCCCTTCAGCACACCTCGGGCTCGGCCATCGTCCGCGACTACTGCACCGACCTCGAGGCCCGCATCAAGACCGCCGCGAAGAGCTGCGGAGTGAAGACCATCCTGCCCTACCACGCCGAGAAGGGCGTCTATCGTCTCGGCCCTGTGGCCTTCATCCACGGTTACGCGCACGGCCTCAACGCCACCGCCGAGCAGGGTAAGCACTACGCTGACCGGGGAGGCGCTCTGATCCACGGCCACACCCACACACTCGCCCAGGTTAACTTGACCAAGGCCGAGGGCGGCGCCGCGTTCTCCGCCGGCTGTCTTTGCCAGAAGGACGCAATGGCGTACGCATCGCATCGTTTAGCCACAAGCAGGTGGGGGTCGGGCTTTGCGGCTGGCTGGGTCGACGGCCAAGACTGGAAGGTCTGGCTCGTGCACAAGGTCGGACGCAACTGGATATGGCAGACCGACCTCAAGGTCTACAAGCCGAAGAGCAAATGACCTTATCTCGACAGAAGATGCTGTACACCCGGGTCGGCAAAGACCCTATCCTTCTGGCCGTTATGGCCGAGATTAACCGTAGCGCCGTCAAACCTCCCAAGGGCTTCCTCACCCGCGATCAGTGGGCAATCAAGTGGGGCGTCAAAGCAGCGCACACTGCCAGCATCTACATCAACAAGGCCGTCAAGCTAGGCGTCCTGGTCAAGGCCCGCTACCGCATCCTCACCGGCGACGGTGGAAGACTACGCGCCGTTGACCACTACGGCCCGCCCCCTAAACGCAAAGCACCTTGACCTCGGGCACCCACGCCCCCAAACCCCAACCTCTTCTTCCATGACTCCTCCGAACAACGTGCCGGCGGAACGCCACCTTCTCGGCGTCCTCCTCCGTGATGCACTCCCTCTCCCTAGTGATCTCAAGCCCTCCGACTTCTTTGAGCCAGTCCACCAAGACATCTACGCTGCGGCATTGTCCCTTGCCGTGGACGGAGTCCCTGCCGACGAGCTCACCGTCTCACAACGCTTACGCGAGGCCCGCTCCCCTGTGGACGCTGCCACCGTCTCACTCCTGGTCAGCGATGCCGGTGCGGCGACATATCGCCCTGAGCACGTCGACCTCATTACCGACGCCGCCCTCCTCCGTGAGGCATCTAACGCGGCTAACAACGCCACCGACCCGGATACACTGCTCGACCACTATGCTCGTCTGGCAGATAAGCGCAAGGGCTCCAAGGTTAAGCACGGCCCGCAGCGCATGGACTTCGACTCCCTGCTGTCCTTCGAGCGCAAGGAAGACCCGACCACCATCCTCGGCAACCACCGCTGGCTCTGCAAGGGTGGCTCGCTCCTGATTGTCGGCCAGTCCGGCACGGGCAAGTCTTCGCTGATGATGCAGGCCGCCGTCCACTGGTGCCTAGGCCGTGACTTCTTCGGCATCAAGCCAGCCCGACCCCTGCGTGCCATCGTCCTCCAAGCCGAGAACGACGCGGGCGACATCAGTGAAGCCCTCCAAGATGTCATCGCTGGCGGTCACCTTGACGGCGACGAACGCTCCGCCCTACGCGATCACCTCGCCATCTACCGCGACACCGTCTCGACTGGCACGACCTTCACCGCCGCCCTTCGTCAGCTCGTCATCGAGCACCGCGCCGACATCGTCTTCGTTGACCCGCTGCTTTCCTTTGCCGGCATCGATGTCTCTGACCAGGAGCAAGCCTCCAAGTTCCTCCGACACGACCTCGCCCCGATCCTCCTAGAGACAGGCGCCGTGCTTGTGGCTATGCACCACACCGGGAAGCCCAAGACCTCCGCTGACAAGGAAGGCCACACCGTCGCCGACCTAGCCTACGCTGGCCTAGGCTCCTCCGAGTTCACTAACTGGTTCCGCGAGGTCGCCGTGCTCTTCCGCTGCCAAGGCGAGGAGCCCATCTACAAGTTCGGCCTGACCAAGCGCCGTGGACGTGCCGGCCTGAAGGACGCCGACGGAGCCTTCAAGGGTGAGATTTACATCCGCCATGCCTCCCAGACTGGGGTCATCCGATGGGAATACAGTCAGCCCCCATCCCAGAGTGCTACCGAGCCTGCCCCTAGGGATGCCCGTTCCAGACCCGCCAAGGGGTCGTCAGGGCGTTTAGACATCAATTGAGGGTCAACACCCGTACCCCCACCTTTAGACCCATTATGCTGACCCGCTCAACATCTTACTCAACATCTGTCCCATGTACTACGTACAAGGGTGACACTAGCCTCACCCCTTGTCGCTACGCTCGGGGTTCAGCCGTGTCTCTGGCGAGGAGGCAAGTCTACCGCGATGACCAAGCCTAACCGTACTACCGCGCGGAGAGGGTGGGTTATCCGTAAGCTGAGCCTGACCAGGCTACGGCAGAAGGCTTGGCGTGAACAGCCTGAGAGGATGGAGAGTATCCGGGTCAAGGCCATCACCGCAGCCAAGGCAGTCAAGGAACAGAAGAACCTACGGATCAGGGAAGCCATGACCACATGGCCCAGCACACTAGACACATCGACCCTGAGGGAATACATCCTCAAGGACTTCAACTACACCGGGAAGATGTCATCACTCATCTGGCGTATGCGTCGGCATGGCATGATGCAGTTCCGTGACGACGGACTCTGGCACAACCTTTGCCACTTGCCCGCAGCGCTTGCGTCATCAGATAGTCAGGACAAGGATGAGCTACAACAGAAAGGCGACAGTGCACGACCTGACCGCCCCTCATCAGGAGGCTAAGTCGTTCGATGCCTGGTTCTTCGCTCAACCCAAGAAGGTGCAGGATAAGATGCGAGAGTCCGGCGTGCTACCTTACCGCGAGATGGTGCAGTCTCGATGGGTATATAACATCGACCCGAACCACCCATCGTGGTCGACGGATAGGGACAAGACTAGGAGCATGAGCATGGATGAGATGCACATACGCACCGAGGTCGAGGCGTTCATCTCTCGCGATCATGTGGGCGTGATGCTCAAGGCGTTCATGGATGCCATCGCTCACTCGGACTGCATGAAGTTCAGGCGCCACGTCGAGTTGGTACGCTGGGCGCTGTCACTCCCTGGCTGCCTCGACTCACGCACCATCGCCCGGATGTATGGGCGCTCACACATCTGGGCACAGAAGCGTGCGCGTCAGATACGCTCGACGGTGAACGGTGACGCGTGCGGCCTGTTCCCTCATGTCAATTCACGCAGGGATAAGCACAAGATGCCGCGCAACCAATGAAAACGGCCCATAACCCCCCTATAAGGAGTCTCCTCGCCACCCCCCCGCTTCACGCGTGGCCCGACACAGATCGG